TGCCAGTGTCCGGACTACAACGGGGAGTTTCATCACCATGAGCTGGTGCAGGTGCCTCGCGGGCGTGGCGTGGTCTGCCTGTGCTGGGCGCATGACAACGAGTTTCGGGAAAAGGAATCGGAAAAACTGGATGCTACCGCGCTGGTGAACGCCGCTGAATTCGTGACCGAGGCAATACGCCACAGGAATAACTTACCGGAAGGGCGTCACCTGACTCTGGGGGAGCTGTGCTGGTGGGCTGTTTCGAAAGGGCTGGTTCACCTGCTGCCGGAAGAAATTATCTACGCAGCGCTGGGGATGAAATACAAACCGCCGGGCGGCCAGCGGAAAGAAGCTGATGTTGATCCGTGGGAAAGACATCCTTCCGATGTGCTGGCCAACAACATCAAACCAGTGCTGGCGCTGGTGATTGACCCGGAGACACCAGAAACATTTATGCGTTTACCGAAAGCCAGAAAATTTTCAGCGCCAGCCTATACACGGTGGGTTAAAACTCAGCCCTGTTGCGGTTGCGGCGAGCAGGCTGATGATCCTCACCACATTATAGGCAGCGGCTTTGGTGGGATGGGTATTAAGGCCAGCGACTTTCATGTGATCCCGCTGTGCAGGCGGTGCCATGACGCGCTTCATGCCAATACATCGAAGTGGGAAGAGGAACACGGGAGCCAGGCTGAACTGGTATTGAAGACCCAAGAGCGTGCGCTGGCGATGGGTGTTATCGCTACCGGCAAGCAAAAATAAGTGTGGAGAGAATAATGCGTGATATTCAACTGGTACTGGCTCGTTACGGCGTGTGGGCTCGCGATAATTCCGGCGTGAGCTGGTCACCAATCGCGGCGGGCTTCAAAGGCCTGCTGCCGACTGAGTCCAGCAAGGTGGAATCCTGCTGTGATGATGATGGTCTGATTGTTGATGCCGCGGTAGGGCGTCTGGCTGCCGTCCGTAAGCCGGAAGAGGTAACGCTCATTATGCTGCATTACCGCATGGGCCTGTCCAAACGGAAAATAGCGAAGATGTACAAAGTGAGTGAAGGTCTGATCCGCCAGCAGTTGCAGGTCGCCGAAGGGTTCGTTGATGGTTGTCTGGCGATAACCGGCACAGTGCTACAGATGGACGCTTATACCCAGAAAATCATGGTGGCGAAAGTTGCTAAAAAGTTCTAATGCGCTACGCAAATAATGTTGTAACTTGTTAAAAGTGATTTTTATGGAGTTTCAACAGAAGGAATAATCAATCATTTCCTTCTGTTGATAACCAATATCGTTTCTATTAAAGGTCTAAACTGAAGACGATGTTAACTCGGAAGTGACTGAAACTTCAGGTATCTCAGCTACTAATGGAATACCACTCATTATTTTTTGAACGATTTCATTCGAAGGATACTGAAGGCCAAGCTCAGAAGTATTAGGATTAGCTCTATATTTCTCCACGAGGGACTCATTATTCCATCTCTTTGATAAGTAGATGATACCTTCGAATGCTGCTGGATTGACTTTTTGTGATTCTAGAATCATGTGAAACCCGCGCCGTTCAATTCCCTGTAGAAAACTAGAAAAGCATTCTCTCAATAGACAATCGTCAAGATCTTTGAACTTGATGCCCTGCGCTAAAAATTCAAAATAATTAAGAACATATAATAAACCGTTAATTGCATCTATGTATTCATCAGGTACCTTAGCATTTTTATATTCTTCCTTATCAGGATTACATCTCCATTCAGAAAGCTCTGCAGGAACAAACCTCATTCCCCGATAAATTCTTGTACTTGCCCGAAGCTGAGACTGGTACTCAGCACTCGTGCGAGAGTTTATAATCATGCTCAAAGTGTGGGAACGACGTGCGTTCGCGGCTGAAGTAATACATTGAATCCACCAACCCATCCCTACTAATAGGCCCGTGACCATAACTGATAGAGAAGTCTGATACTCGGGTTTATAGCGTAGGATTGCATAAGCAGCTAATACAATTACAAAAAACACACCACTAAACATGGGTAAAAATTCTGTGGTATCAGGATATTTTTTTGCAATAAAGCAATAGATAAGATGTATTGAGAATGCTGCGCCACTGATCACAACGAACCAATCAAGTATCGCCATTTCAAAAGGCAGACCAGTTGGGTAACCCCAAGTGAAAAGAGCCCTTAGTCCACAGGCCACAACAAACAGTGTAATGAAGACACCAATCATCACTTTCGACACTCTAACCCCCTATGTTAAAAAGGCTTCCGAGAGGAAGCCTTTTTATTCAACTAAAATTTATGTATCGATTAGCCTTCGCCAAAACCGACTCTAACCAAGGTGTTTTTAGTAGCCATGTTAATTCTCCAGTTGTAATCCATTAGTTTGTGTATGGGGTAATACTCTTGCGTTGTGAAATTTAATTAACTCTGTTGACTAAGCATAGCAAGTTACTTCAGTTACGATCAACATAATCTGTATATTATGGGTACTGTTAAAAAAATAAATAATTTTAAATATCAGTAACTTATTGCTTGTCAATAAAAAAACTTTCGCAAAGACTGTTGAAATGTTTTTTCACAAATTGAATCAGTAGGTTATGCCATCTACTGACAGTTGATGCATTGTAAGAAATGGGGATTCGACATATCGATATCAACAAGTTGAGGCCCAAATTCTTATCACATTAACTTTAGCAAAAATACTTTGAGTCGCAATGGCGACTTCTTCATGCCCCCATGTTGAGGGAGGACATCAATTGCGATAAGGGGTTTATCAATGTCCGAGCCGGTATCAGCTACAGCGGCTTCAACGGCGCTTGCCACAGTCGGCCTGTTTGGCTGGTTCACTGGTCTGGATTACGGCGTGGTTTTCGGTGCCTTTGCTGGCGCTGTGTTCTACGTTACGTCAGCCGTTGACCTGTCAGCGTGGCGCCGCATTTCCTATTTTGGCGTTTCCTTCATGTGTGGCCTGCTCGGTGCCGGTGTTGCTGGCGCTAAGTTAGCGGCCTGGCTTAGTTACCCTAAACCATTGGATGCCTTAGGCGCGGTGATCATCTCCGCACTGGCGGTGCAGTTGCTTACGTTCGCCAGCAACCGGGCAAAGAACCCAACATCACTGATTGATCGGTGGAGGGGGCAAAGTGGTAATAAATGACCCGCTGGTAATCCTGAACGTGGTGGTGTGTACGTTGGTGGTTATCCGGCTGAGCTTCTTTCGAAAGAATGGGGCCACACATCGCCGCTGGGCGTCGTGGCTGGCCTACCTGCTGATCCTGATTTACGGCCATGTCCCGCTGCGTTTTTTGTTCGACCATTATGACGGCACGCGCTGGGCCATCCTCCTACTGAACCTCGTTATCTGCATCGCGATATTCTCCGTGCGTGGGAACGTGGCGAAAATCTTTAAAGTCCTGAGAATTCCGCAATGACAAAAGACCAATTTACCCGGGCGGCTTCACTGAGCGCCGACTTAGCCACGCGCTGGTATCCGCATCTGGAATCCACGATGGCTGAATTCGATATTTCCACGCCAGCGCGCCAGGCAGCATTCATTGCGCAGATTGGTACTGAATCAGGCGGCTTTAAAACGCTGTTAGAGTCGTTCAACTATTCGATTACTGGTCTGGCAATCTTCGGGAATCGTCTGACGGCATCACAGCGGGAACAGCTCGGGCGACGGAATGGGGAGGGTCCGTTACCGGTAGAGCGCCAGCGCGCCATTGCAAATCTGGTGTATGCCGGTCGATACGGCAACAAGGCGGCGGGTGATGGTTATAAATTCCGTGGTCGTGGGCTGAAGCAAATCACGTTTCTCGATAATTATCTGGCCTGCGGCCGCGCGCTGGGCATCGACCTGATCAGTAACCCTGATCTGCTCCTGCAGGATGAATATGCGGCGCGGTCTGCGGGCTGGTTCTGGAAAGCCAATAACTGCAACAGCTTTGCCGATTCCGGCGACTTCGTGGGGCTGACCAAACGCATTAACGGCGGTGACAATGGTTTGGCTGATCGTCAGGCACGCTACGCGGCCGCCAAAAAGGCATTAGGCATCTGAGGAACCCCCAGTGAAAACATCGCTGTTTACTGCTCTGCTGAAGGCTTACTGGAAAACGGCAGTCGCCATTGTGCTGGCCGCCGCGCTGGCTTGGTGGATAGAAGGGCTTCGCTGGGACGCAGACGTTTCCAAACTGAAAGAATCCCACACCGCCGCGTTGAAGAAACAAACCGATCAGGCCGTGATTAACCTGACCAACCAGCAGAAGCGCACCGAGGCGGCACAGTCCGCGCTGGCGGCGCTGGATGCTAAACACACGAAGGAAATGGCAGATGAACAGGCCAAGAATGACAAATTGCGTGCTGATGTTGCTGCTGGTACTCGCCGGGTGCGAATCGCCGCGGCAAACCTTGCCACTTGTCAGCTCGTCGGGAACAGCACTTCCGGCACCGGCAGCCTGGGCGATGCAGTACAAATCGAACTCACGCCAGCAGGTGGATCAGCTGTTCTCAGTCTCCGAGAGTCAACCAGTAGAGACGCAGAAGTAATCCAATACCTTCAGGGATATGTTGACGAAACTCAAAAGAGATGTGCAATTAGGTAGAGAGAAAGTCCCGGCTAGGCGGGACTTTTTATTATCTCATTGTCGGATGGATTCGAGCATTCATAACTGCGATGAATGATTCTTTTGATATCCCTACATCGTGTTTCCAGTCGTTACTTCGTGCTGGAAGGAATACTTCAAGCATTCGACGATAAATACCAACACTCGGCATATGAGAGTTTTTTGTGATGTTAGTTCCTTCGAAACGACCCATAACTTTGAGCATGTATCCGACACTGAGATACTCAGATTCGTTATTTCCATCGAATCCTGGAAATTCGAGTGAGGAAACATCATTGAGGTGAGGTACCGCGCTTGCAATAGCCAATTTGTCATCATCACTGAACCGAACATATGTGTATTGCAAAATTTTGAACATATCGACGGTATCAACAAAAAGCTTAACATGTTCAGGTGTTTCTGAATCATCACTTAGAGTCTGATATTCCCAGCCAATTGCCCATGTATTATCAGATGAAATCGCTTCCTGTATGACATTGGGGTCAAAACTGTTTTTAATCTGCAAAGCTTTATAAATATCACAAAGCATTAAAATCTGGAGCTTTTCTGCCTGCGTGTAGTCCATTTGAATCTCCTTATGTGATGTATTACGACATCCTCATAATTAAGCAGTTTCAGGGGTAAGGAAATTACCAGTCATGATCAAGATCAACGATTAGAAGGTGATGTATGGAAGTTGTGATTAACGGTATCCAATTTTCACCAATTATAGGTCGAAAATCTTATATTGGAATTGCCATCACAACACACAATCGGCCTGCAGTTTTGGCAAAAACGATTGAGCAGCATCTGAAGCACTTCCCGGCTGGCGCCAAGTTTCTCGTGATAGATGATGGTTCAGCGCCAGCTGCCACCGCTGACGGTATTGAAATAATCAGGCATGATAAATCACTCGGGATCGTCGCTTCGAAGAACCGGAGCCTCGAGGCGCTGATTGATGCTGGCTGTGAGCACCTTTTCCTTTGGGACGATGACGCCTATCCGATCAGTGATAACTGGCACGTTCCTTACATCGAATCACCTGAGCCTCACCTGGCTTACCAATTCCTCGATCTGGCTGGCGCGCAGAAGCTGCAAGATATGGCCGTGCTGTATCGAGATGATCAGCATGTTGCATACACCGGCCAGCGCGGCGTGATGATGTATTACCACCGCAGCGCGATTGAGAAGGTCGGCGGCTTTGACCCGGTTTATGGCCGCGGCATGTACGAGCATCCCGATCTGGCGCTGCGCATCCATAACGCTGGCCTGTCAACGTGGGCTTTCGCTGATGTGACTGGTTCGGAAAAGCTGATCCATTCACTTGATGAGCACATGTCTGTCGAGCGTTCTGTTCCTCGGCCTGACCGTGAGGCGCTGGTAAAGCGCAATGTCGGAATTTACAACGGCAGGCGGGACAGTGGTTATACCGGCTTTGCCCCTTATCGGCGTGAACGTGATGTGGTCATTACGACACTGCTGACCAGCCAGCCAGATCCCCAGCGTGCAGCTGCAATGAAGCCAGATGAATCAGTTCTTTCTGCTTGGTCGTCTTCGATTCGCGGCGCTGACGCAGTGGTGCTGGCCGACCAGCTCAGTGTTGCACCTGCTGGCGCTTCTCTGGTTATGGTGCCCGCGGTTCAGATGAGCCCGTACTTTGCCCGCTGGGTTCACATCTATCAGTACCTCAGAGCGCATCCAGAATACCGGTTCGTGTGGTGTACAGATGGGACTGACGTCGAGATGCTGTGTGAGCCTTGGGCTGAGATGGCTCCCGGCAAGATATACGTTGGCTCTGAGCATAAGACTTACGCTGACGGATGGATGAAGGCCAATCACCACGGGCGCGCATATGGCGAGTTCATTGATCAGTATCGCGATGAGCCACTGATTAACGCCGGTCTCCTCGGCGGATCGCGTGAGGACGTGATGGAGTTTGCTCACCGGATCGTCAGGCTGCATTACCGCATTGAGAGCCAGCGGTTCTGGAAGATGGAAACAGCGCCAGCAACCACGGTTGATATGGGCGCGTTTGGCATGGCTGCAAAGTCATTTGGTGACCGTGTTGTTACGGGCCCTAAGGTTCACACAGTCTTTAAATCTGATGATGGCATGGGTAAGGAGTTCGCCTGGTGGAAGCACAAATAAAGGTGGTGGTGGTCGGCCATCATTCCCGGCGGCATCAGGCCAACCAACTTGCGCACCTGCTTGATGCTCACCTGCTGATTGATGAAGGGAGCAATGGCGCCAACTGGAATCACCGGCGCGCTATCGAGTGGGCCAGCCAGCAGGATTGCCGTGTAGTGATAATGGAAGATGACGCGCTCCCGTTGTCTGGCTTCACTGAGTCGGTAGGTGATTGGCTGACCCGGTTCCCCGATAGCCTCATCAGTTTCTATCTGGGTACCGGCCGCCCGCCACAGTATCAGCAGCAGATAGCAGCCAGCCTGATTGATGCCGATAAGCGCCGAGGCGATTACATCATGATGGATCGGCTGATTCATGGTGTGTGCTACAGCCCGCCAGTCAGCGGACTAAGTCGCATCATGCAGAACTGGAACCGCACCAAGGCGGCTGACTATGCAGTCGGTGATGCGCTGGGCGGCAAGGTCATCTATCCGTGTTACTCGCTGGTGGATCATGCTGATGGTGTGACAGTCGAACGACACCCAGACAATCAACCACGGGTAGAACGGCGGCGCGCATGGCGTCTGGCTTCACTTCCCGCGTGGAACAAATGATGCAGAAGAAAGAACCTCGGGTATACGGCAGCAAGTGGAACAGAGCCCGACTCGACTTCCTTTATGAGCACCCGCTGTGCGTGATGTGTCAGGAGCAGGGGCGCACCGTAGCGGCCAGTGTGGTTGACCACGTCGTCGCCCACAAGCTGAAGGAGGCTTTGCTATCAGGCAACGCATCCAGCATCAAGACGGCCCAGAAGCTGTTCTGGGACAGGAAGAACTGGCAACCGCTGTGCAAGGTGCATCACGATTCAACAAAGCAGCGGATAGAGAAGAGCGGACGCGTCTCAGGTTGCGATGAGAATGGCATGCCGATAGACCCGAACTCGCACTGGTGCAGGTCGTGACGTGCGGTCACTGAGCGCGTTCGCCGTCAGGCACGCCTGGTCTCTGATGCTGAAATTGATTCAAATTGAAATGATTTCGATTTCAATGATATTCGTTCTCATTAGGGGCTGGGGGAGGGCAAATCTCTACCCCTCTCGCGCTAAATGACCGAGCTCCGTGCTTTGTACACACAACCGCGAAATGAAAAGTTTTTTTCTGGGGCGTTTTTACCCCAAAAGCCAATAATTTCAACTGAAACCATTTTATTTGAAATTGATATTAATTCTCGTTTGATGGGAGGTTTCTATGGCCGGTCGTCGCCCGAAACCGACCAAATTAAAATTGGTTACCGGTAATCCGGGCAAACGAAAACTGAATGACAAAGAACCCAAACCCGCACGGGAAATCCCGAGTCCGCCGTCTCATCTGACGGATTGGGGGAAAACAGCCTGGGGCCGATTAACCGTTCTGCTTGATGGAATGGGGATCCTCACTGTTGCAGACACAATGGCCCTTGAGCGGCTTTGTGATCTGTATGCCGAAATCCTGCATTTGCGGCAACTCATCGATATCGAAGGGCGTACCTACACAACGAAGACCCAAATGGGTGATTTCCTGATCAAGGCCAATCCGGCGGTTTCAATGCTGGCGGATGCCGATCGCCGTTTTAAAAGTTATCTGGTGGAATTCGGCCTGACGCCTGCCGCCCGTACAAAGGTGCAAGTGAATGGTGGAGAAGAAGAAGACGACCCGCTCAACCAGTTCTTCGGTTGACGCGCCAACGAAATATGCGCGGGATGTCACCGAAGGGAAGGTGCTTGCCGGTCCTGACATTCGTAATGCCTGCGCCCGGCATTTAAGGGATTTAGAACATGGTCCGGCCCGCGGTCTTTTTTGGGACGTTGAGGCGGTCGAACGTGCAATCACCTTTTTTGCGAAAGTCCTGAAACTCAACGGCGGCGAACATGAGGGTAAGCCGTTCATCCTTTTACCCTGGCAAACTTTTATCGTTGGCTCTCTGTTTGGCTGGAAAGCGGAGGATGGAACGCGTCGGTTTCGCATGAGTTACATCGAATCGGGAAAGGGTTCAGGTAAATCGCCGCTGGCTGGTGGGGTCGGCCTGTATTGTCTTGTCGCGGATAAAGAACCGCGCGCAGAAATCTACGCGGCGGCCACAAAAAAAGACCAGGCAATGATTTTATTCCGGGACGCCGTATCGATGGTCGATCAGTCTCCGGCGCTGGCGCAAAGAATTGTTAAGTCAGGCACCGGTTTGAATGTGTGGAACCTGGCTTTCCTGCAAACCGGTTCGTTTTTCAAACCGATCAGTTCCGATGACGGCCAGTCAGGCCCGCGCCCGCATTGTGCGTTGATCGATGAAGTACATGAACATAAAACCAATACCGTCGTTGAAATGATGCGCGCCGGTACTAAGGGGCGGCGTCAGGCTTTGATGTTCCTGATCACCAACAGCGGACATGACAAAACAAGCGTTTGTTACGACTACCACGAATACGGACGCAAAATTGCGGCTGGGATGGAAGAAGACGACAGCTTTTTCAGTTTCATCTGCTCTCTCGATGAGGGGGATGACCCTTTTAAAGATGAGTCCTGCTGGGGTAAAGCAAATCCGTCGCTCGGCCAGACATTTACTGAAAAGTACCTTCGTGAGCAGGTTACCCAAGCGCGCGGCATGCCAGCGAAAGAAAGCATTGTCCGGCGTCTTAATTTTTGTCAGTGGGTCGATGCCGCAAACCCCTGGATGGGCAGTGATGTCTGGATGGGATGTGAATCTGACTTTGACCCAGATGAAATGATAGGCGAGGAGTGTTATGGCGGTCTGGACCTGTCGGGTACCCGCGATTTAACGGCGCTGGCGCTGTATTTTCCTAAACGTAAGCGGCTGATAGTTGAGTTCTGGACGCCAAAAGACACCCTTCTTCACCGCGCCAAAACTGACCGCGTGCCCTATGACATGTGGGAGAAGAAAGGTTTTATTCATGCCCCGCCGGGCAACGCCGTCAAATACGGTTTTGTTGCGGAGCGCATTGCTGAGCAGGCTTTGAAATTCCAGATAAAGGCGATCGCCTTTGACCAATACCGCATTAAGTACCTTGAACCAGAGCTCGAAGAGGCTGGTGTGGGCGTGCCATTGATCCAGCACGGACAGGGATTTTATAAGGCTGCTGATTCTGGCTTGTGGATGCCGCATTCGATTGAGTTATTCGAAGGGCTGCTGGATGACAAAGAAATAGAAATCCACCTGAACCCTTGTCTGCGGTGGAATGCGGCATCTGCTGTTATCGAAACAGACCAGAAGAATAACCGCATATTTGCAAAGAAAAAGAGTACCGGCCGTATCGATGGCGTCGTGGCTTCGGCAATGGCAATCGGTGCAGCTGATGGGGAGGTTGAGGAGGAATTCAACCTGGATGATTTTCTGTCGAGACCGATGAGCATGTAATGTCAGAAACCAACTATAGCATTGACCTTCGCACCAATAATGGTCTGTGGGCGCGCATGGCATCGTGGTTTGTCGGTGGCCGCCTGGTAAATCCAGACCAAGGTTCACAAACTGGCCCTGTATCGGCACACGGTCATTTAGGTGATTCATCAATCACTGATGAACGGGCGCTGCAAATATCCACTGTCTGGGCCTGTGTCCGGTTAATTTCCACTGTGACATCGTGTTTACCGCTGGACGTTTTCGAAACGAAAAATGATAACCGCGCCAAGGTGGGACTGGATAACCCACTGGCGCGTCTTCTGCGCTATTCGCCAAATCAATACATGACCGCTCAGGAGTTTAGGGAATGTATGACGATGCTGTTGGCGTTTTATGGCAATGCCTATGCATTGATTGAGAGAAATGGTGCAGGCGATGTGATCAGCCTGCTCCCGCTGAATTCGGTGAATATGGATGTACGCCTTGAAGGTAAGAAAATCGTTTATCGCTACAAGCGAGATTCTGAGTACGCCAACTTCGCGCAAAAAGATATTTTCCATCTCAAAGGCTTCGGGTTTAACGGCTTGGTCGGCATGTCCCCGATTGCGTTTGCGGCCAAAACAGCAGGCGTTGCCGTCGCAATGGAAGATCAGCAGCGTGAGTTTTACGCCAACGGTGCGAAATCACCGAAAATTCTCTCTACCGGCGATAAGGTTCTCAGCAAGGTTCAACGTGACCAGTTAGAGGAAAATTTCAAAGAGATAGCCGGGGGGCCGGTTAAAAAACGCCTTTGGATCCTTGAGGCGGGTTTTACTGCGCAAGATATCGGCGTCAGCCCCCAAGATGCAGAAACGATGGTGTCACGGAAGTTTCAGGTTAGCGAAATAGCCCGCTTCTTTGGTGTTCCACCGCATCTGGTGGGTGATGTCGAAAAATCTACCAGTTGGGGAACCGGGATTGAGCAGCAGAACCTCGGCTTTCTGCAATACACCCTCGAGCCTTATCTCACCCGCTGGGAGCAGTCGATTTGGCGTTGGCTGGTGAAACCTGCGGATATCAGCCGCATTCATGCAGAACATAATCTTGACGGGTTATTGCGGGGCGATTCGGCTTCGCGTGCAACATTCATGACAACCCTGGTCAACAGCGGCCAGCGGACGGTGAATGAAATGCGGCGTTTGGATAACCTGCCGCCGCTACCTGGCGGAGACGTCGCGACGCGACAGTCGCAGAACGTGCCTATCACTGAATTAGGTAACAAGAACCCCGCAAATAGCGGGGTTTAGTCTTTATGGGGGTAGCGATGCGCAGCATCAATAAAACACTCGCCTTTGATCAGGCGGAAATCAAGTTTTCCGGTGACGGCACGCAGGGCATTTTTGAAGGCTATGCCTCTGTGTTCAATAACACAGATTCCGATGGTGACATCATTTTACCCGGCGCTTTCAAAAACGCGCTCACCAATCAGACGCGAAAGGTGGCGATGTTTTACAACCACCGCACATGGGAAATGCCCGTAGGTAAATGGGAGAACCTCGAAGAAGACAGTAAGGGACTGCTGGTACGCGGCGTTCTAACGCCCGGTCACACTCAGGCCAATGACCTGAAGGCTGCCATGAAACACGGCACAGTAGAGGGTATGTCTGTCGGGTTCTCGGCAGGCAAGGACGATTACAGCCTGGGCACATCAGGCCGAATTTTCAAAAACGTAGCGGCGCTGCGTGAAATCAGTATCTGTACTTTCCCTGCCAATGAGCTGGCCGGGGTTTCATCCCTGAAGAGCATCGACGGCGTGGAAAGTATTCGCGACGCGGAAGAGTGGCTGAGGGACTCAGTTGGCCTATCCAAATCAGAAGCACAGGGCTTTATTGCCCGCATTAAGTCTGCAGTTCGGAGCGAGTCCGAAGGCAGTGACAAAGAAATCACCGCTCTGCTCGAGCGTATTAAAAACTTCTCCCCACTCCAGATAGGAAAATAAATATGTCTGAATTAACTGATATCCAAAAGGCCATTGAAGAGTCCCAAAAGAATGTGACTCAGCTTTTTGAAGCACAGAAACAGGAAATTGAAGCCACCGGTAAAATTTCCAAACAGTTGCAAGATGATCTGGTGAAAGTTCAGGAAGAACTGAAAACCGCCGGTTCTCGTCTGTTCGATATGGAACAGAAATTCACCTCCGGCGCTGAAAATCCTGAGAACAAAAAATCGTTCTCAGAGCGTGCTGCCGAAGAATTAACCAAATCGTGGGATGGCAAAGCGTCACGTTTCGAAGCGCAAACCTTCAATAAATCGCTGGGTAGTGATGCCGGTTCCGCCGGTACGCTCATCCAGCCAATGCAGGTACCGGGCATTATTATGCCGGGGCTGCGCCGTCTGACGATCCGTGATCTGCTGGCGCAGGGCCGTATCTCCAGTAACGCACTGGAATATGTCCGTGAAGAACTGTTCACGAACAATGCTGCGACGGTGGCGGAAAAAGCGCTGAAGCCTGAATCAGATATCACCTTCAGCAAACAGACTGCCAATGTCAAAACCGTTGCACACTGGATCCAGGCATCGCGTCAGGTGATGGATGATGCGCCTATGCTGCAGTCCTACGTCAACAACCGTCTGATGTACGGACTGGCGCTGAAAGAAGAAGATATGCTGCTCAACGGCGACGGCACTGGTGATGATCTTGAAGGTATCAATCTGGTTGCCACAGATTATGACACCAGTCTGAACGCTACCGGCGACACCCGCGCTGACCTGATTGCACATGCCATCTTCCAGGTAACTGAATCTGAATTCAGCGCCTCCGGCATTATTTTGAACCCGCGCGACTGGCACGGTATTGCACTGCTGAAAGATAACGAAGGGCGCTACATCTTCGGCGGCCCACAGGCATTCACCAGCAACGTGATGTGGGGGCTTCCGGTTATCCCTACCCGTGCCCAGGACCAGGGTACTTTTACTGTGGGCGGTTTTGATATGGCCTCGCAGGTCTGGGACCGTATGGATGCAAGCATTGAGGTTAGCCGCGAAGACCGCGATAACTTCGTGAAAAACATGCTGACCATTCTGTGTGAAGAACGTCTGGCGCTGGCGCATTACCGTCCGAAAGCTCTGATCAAGGGCACATTCGAATCTGGCTCATGATAAGACGGAGCAGGGCGGGGAAACCCGCCCTGATCACTGATGTCGATTCTTGTTACTGAAGTTGTGCCCATCGAAGAGCTACGCCAGCACATCGAGTTCGATGGCGATGATCGTGATGCTCTTATCACCCGCTATGCCCAGAGTGCGCTGGATTTTTGTCTGCGCTGGTGCGACGACCCGACGTGGAAAGATGCCGGAGATGTTCCTTCTCCGGTGGTAACGGCCATGCTCTTGGTGTTTGGCGATATGTTTGAACACCGAACCAGCCAGACAGAAGTCCAGCTTTATGTAAATCGCGCCGCTGAGAGCCTGATGTGGCATTGCCGCAGCTGGAGTAACACCTCGCCAACAGAGGAAACATCCTGATGGAACCTGGCCGCCTCCGGCATCGTGTCCGGATAGAAGTAAAGACCGATCAACGCGACGACCACGGCCAGCCCATCGGCTGGCTTTCTGTCGCAGAGTCTGTCGCTGCTGATATCCGATCTGTATCAGGCAAAGACTTCATCAGCGGCAATGCGGAACGCTCATCCGTCACAACGAAAATTTTCATGCGTTACCGGGATGACATAAGGGCAACCACAACGCGATTTGTTGAAATTGTCGGACGAGGTAGCGGACGAGTTTTCATCGTAACAGCACCTCTGCCCACTCGGGACCGGCGGAACATTGAGGTGTTGTGTACGGAGGATTTCAGCCGTGTTTACTGACCTGAAAACCGAAATTGAAGCGTTATTGCATGTGAATGCTTACCCGTTAATCGGACCGCAAACGGAAAGCGAGTTCGTGACAATTCAGCTTATCAGCGATCCTCCCATTGTTTCGGGAACGATTCGAACGACGCTTGTGGCAGGGCGGTATCAAATCAGTTTCGTGTCTTCCCACTACAGCCGCACGGAGGATATGGATAAAACTTTGTGGGGCGTATGGCAAAACATTGCTCAGGGTTTTATCGGTACTTATCCAGTTCAGTACGTTGAGCGGTCAGGACTATCGGAAAGCTATGACACAGCTGATGGGGGTAAATACCGGCGGGCCCGCGATTTTATCTTCTATTACCCGGAGGGCGCCTCATGATCCGAATGGAGGTTCAGGGGCTGAAGGAGCTTGAAAGGCAGCTTGAAGCTCTGGGGGAAAAAATTGCCGTGAAGGTGATGGCTTCTGCGGGCAAGGAAGCCATGCAGATTGTCAGCGACGATATGCAGCAGCACGCTGGATATGATGCCGAAAGTACCGGTCCGCACATGCGCGACAACATCAAGACCACTTCCCGTAATCGGATGAAAGACGGGCGTTTCCTGACCGTCGTTTCTATCCGGGTTGGTCCATCCAAAGCACACACCATGAAAGCGCTGGCGCAGGAGTTTGGCACTGTAAAACAGGTCGCCAGCCCTTTCATGCGTCCCGCGCTGGACTTTAACCGTTCCAAAATACTGAGCATTCTTGCGGTACGTCTCCGTGAGGGTATCGAAAACAATCGTTAAATGAGGCAATGAAATGGCAGATAAAAGCTCTCCGGAATACGCAATGCTCCCCGCTGGAACAGTTGTTCTGTGGGGGGAAATCGGCGATGCCGTGGCGGATATGCAGCCGCTGATTAACTGTAAAGCTCTCGGCGCGACAGGTGCCACTGGCTCCTTCGTAGACTGTACAACCCTGATCGATACTCAGAAGCAATTTATTTCTGACCTTCCGGAGGGCCCGGAAAAATCCCTCGGCTTTGTTGATGATCCTTCCAACACCAGCTTCACCGGTTTCATCAACGCTGCGGAACAGCGCAAAACCGTTCAGTTCTATGTTCAGTTACCGAACGGACGCACAGCGACAATGGTGATGGCATTGTCTGGCTGGCAACTGAACGAAATCACGGCCCCGGCCAGTGATGTTATTCAGATCACGGTCAACGGCAAACAGAACAACATCGACTGGGGCTATGCGGCGCCGGGCAGTTAATCACCATTCTAAAAACCTTTGAGGCCGCCATCTTGGCGGCTTTTTTAATGGAGAATTTAAATGAAAGACCTTAAATCCCGCTTGCTGTCCCCAGAAACTGTCGCTCATCCCATCGTCTTATTGGGTACGGAGCTGTTTATCCGCCGACTCACGGCCTACGAACTGGCAGATTTCGAAGACAAAGCCGCGCAACTTCGTGCTGAGGGTAATACCCGGGACATGGCGCTGGCCGGTGCCTCACTCGTTCTGAATTCCCTGGTCGATGAAAACGGGTTACCGGCTCAAGATCTGCCAGCTCCGGATGAATTAATGAAGTCCCATTCCTATGCGTCGCTCATTGAAGCGTTGACCAAAGTGCAGCGCTACAGTTACGGCACGCTGGAGGAAGCGAAAAAAAACTAAGGGACTCCCCCTGGCTGACGCTGGTTTTCTCACTGGCTGAGCGCTTCGGGGAGTCTGACCCACGTAAAATTGCCAACTTACCGGCTGATATTCTTTTGCATTGGGAGGCTTGGTTCTCTCTTTCAGGCACCGTCGCTTCAACTGAGCTGGTGCCGCCGGTTGTTTCCACCAGCACCCACGCTGACCGGCAGTGTGCCGACGTTATGAGGATCCTTGGACAATGAGTGATGTCGCAAGCCTGTCAGTTGCCCTGCATCTCAATTCTGCCACCTTCAAATCTCAGATTACGGATGCGTATCAGAAAGCGGGGCAGGCCAGCAAAAAATTCAACGAGCAAGCGACGTCTCAGGCAAACGAACTGTCCGACGCCATTGCGAAGACCGTCAGCGCGGCAAAAAACATTGGCGGGCAAAGTGCGGGGGCGGATCAGTTTTCAGGAGCAACCCGCGGCGCCGGGCAGCTTAATTTTGTGCTTCATGAAGTGGCCGCCGGTAGCAACATCGCCAGCAGCACGATCATTAATGCGCTGATCCCAGCCGTTCATTCACTGAAAGGTCAGCTTGATGGTTCTACTGTTGGCTGGCAGGCGCAGCAGGAGGCGGCCAAAAACGCCGCGGCGGAGCTGGCAACGGTTGCACAGGCGCAGATTGCGGCTGCCCAGGCTGAAAAGCAGGCCGCTATCAACCAGGCTGCCATCGCGGAAAAAACGATTGTGGCCGCGCAGGCGCAGCGCGATCAGGCTATCACGTTGGATGAGTATTACGCCAAACAAACCGAAGTTAACAAGCTCTACGGTCTCAGCGTCAGTTATCAGGATGAACACCTGAAAAATGAACGCGCAATCATTGAAGCGAACCGGCTTGAAGCCAGCGGGCTCGATAAGCTTAAAGCGGCAAAAGCGTCTGCTATTGCTGCTGATCTGGCTGAAACGGAAGGTAAAGCGGCGCTTGTGGGGGCCACGGAGGCGGCAGCAGCGGCCAACACCCAGCTTTCCATTACGCAGCGGATTGCGGCCACCAGCAGCCGTGCCCTGAGTGGTGCGATGAGCCTGCTTGGTGGGTCGGTCGGGATTGGTCTGAGTGTGTTGGCCGCTGGCGGCACACTGCTTTACACCGAATTCAAAAAAGCTGAAGAGCAAACCAAAAAACTCAATGCAGCCGTGCTCGACCTGAGCACTTCATCACTTGTTTCCGTCTCGGACCTGAAAAAGCTTAACGGGGAACTGGGCAGCACTGATGCGGCAGTCGATGCTGTAACAGCATCTGCAAAAGCCGGCTTTAGCGGCCAGATGCTAACCAATGTGGCCACGCTGGCAAATGCTTATGCACAGGCTGGCGGCAGCGCGCAGGATTTGGTTAATTCCCTGACGTCGCTGCGCGGTGACCCGGTTGCTGCGATGGAGAAACTCACTGCCTCGGGGATTGCTCTGAGCAGTTCAGTTATCAGTCAGGTCATGGCGTTGAACCAGCGCGGTGAAGCTGCGCAGGCTAGCCAAATCCTGATCGAAGCGGCGATTCAGGCGGAAAAAGAACGCCTTTCAGAGTTGGGTATTGAGGTCGATAAAACGGCTGAATCGGTGAAGAACCTCGGGATCATGTGGGGCACTACCGGTGAACAGTCTTCGATAGCGCTCGGCGGGGCTATTGATAAGGCGAAAGTTGCCCAGCAGCAGTTTGAGGATGTTTCGCGGCGCTTCATTGCTTCCAGCAAAGCCGGTTATGCGGAAGCGCAGAACGAAAGGCTGAAAAATTCGGCAGGGTTGAAAAATTACCTGACCGAAGGAACCAGCGCGGCGGAGAAACGCGCCGCCGCCATTAAAAAGCTCAATAACAGCATTTACTCGTCCGACTCATCGGATTATCAGAACATCCTGAAGGGGATTAATGACGAATACGATAAGGCGACGAAAAAGCGGAAAACTGGTGGTACGGGAGAAAGCGAAGGCCAGCGCGCTCTGGAACAAGCCCAGCAGCGTAACGCTGTTTTGCTTCAACAGGCACAGACTACTGACTCGTTAACAGAATCTGAGCGACAACTGGCCGCATTTGACCAAAAAATTGCGGGACTGAAAGGGCAAACCCTGAATGCCAGCCAGCAGAGCCTGGTCAACATGCAGGGCCAAATCCGCGCGCAAATGCAGTCAAACGTCCAACTGGAGAAAGAAGCGGCGCTGCGTAAGGTTTCGCAGAAATACCAGGAAGAAAGCCGCAAGTGGACGGAAGAAGCGGATGCCATGCAGCGCGAAGCCGCGATAAATCTCGGTAAATACAGCCAGTCTGACAGTGAATCGGCGGATGCTGATGCGCGAAACGCCATCATTAACCGGTTTAATCAACGGCGGATCGCGCTGGAAAAGGATTTCACGGATAAATCCTCCACGGAATACCAGGCCAGACTGGCTGATCTGGAGAATGCCAAACAGCGTGAATTGCAGATCACCGAGCAAACCAACCAGGACAAACTCACCGCTGAGCAGGATTACAGCGCGGGTTTCCGCCGCGGTACGCTCAACTGGATTGACAGCGCGAGGGATGCAAACAGCCAGATGGCAACTTACGCATCCGGCCTTTTTGACAGTATGGCTGATTCACTGGACACTTTTGCTACCACGGGAAAATTCAGCTTCAAGTCTTTTACAACGTCTGTACTTTCAGACCTGGCAAAAATCGCCGCAAGGGTTGCGATGTCCAGTGCGCTCGAAAGCATCTTCGGATCTGCATCCAGTTTCTTTGGCACTTCGGGTGCTGCTGTCAGTTCTGCCTCGAGCAGCTTTTCCTCCGGGGCTTACAGCGGGTTGTCATTAAATGCGAAGGGCGGCGTTTATGACTCGCCAAGCCTGAGCGCCTACAGCAACGGCATTGTCAGTTCGCCAACCATGTTTGCTTTTGCGAAAGGTGCGGGGCTGATGGGCGAGGCTGGACCCGAAGCCATCATGCCATTAACGCGCGGTTCTGATGGTTCGCTTGGTGTGCGAGCGGTAGGAGAAAGTTCTGCGGCAACAACAATGTCTGCCGCACCTCAGGTTTATATCACCATCGACAGCAGCGGCGATTCTTCATCGCAATCCAGTTCCGGTTGGGAACAGTTTGGTTCTCAGATCGCCAACTATGTTAACCAGCTCTATCAGCAGAATAAATCGAAGGATTTACGCCCCGGCGGCGATATCTGGAATGCTATTAAAAGCAGGTGATAAATGGCTATTGAAACATTCACATGGTACCCACGGGTAAGTGCTGAAGCGGATGTTAAACATCGCGTTAGAAAGGCCAGCTTTGGCGATGGTTATACACAGGTCGCGGGGGATGGGATTAACCCGCGCACCCAGGAATGGAATCTGAGTTTTATCGGTAAAGAGGAATACATTCAGGCAATTCAGGACTTTCTTGATCGCCAGGCCGGAAAAAAATCATTTCTCTGGAAACCGCCATTAAACCCGCTGGGTTTCTGGCGCTGTGATGAATACAAAGCGGAAGCGATGGGCGCGGATAATTACACGCTAACGGCAACGTTCGAACAGGCGTTTAAACCATGATCAACAGTGATTATCAGAAATTAGAGCCGGGCGACACTGTCCGGTTGTTTGAAGTGGATGGCACCGCCTTTGGCACAGGCGATGTGCTCCGGTTTCACAATTACAATCTGGCGTACACCGAGGCCGAAATCTTGGCCTCCGGAGGCGATGAATCAAAACTGCCTGCAAAATCTATCTGGTGGCAGGGTAACGAATATTCAGCGTGGCCGGTTCAGATTGAAGGCATTGAGGCTTCCACAAGTGGCAGCAGCGCACAGCCGAAACTGACTGTGGCAAACCTCGACGGTTCGATCACCGCGTTGTGTCTGGCTTACGATGACATGCTTCAGGCTGTGGTGACGATTCACGATACGCTGGCGCAATACCTCGACGCCCGAAACTTTGCGGGCGGGAATGCGACTGCTGACGCGACGCAGGAAAAGTTGCAGGTGTTTTACATCGACAGCAAAAGCATGGAAACCAACATCTCTGTTGAGTTCACGCTGAGCAGCCCGATGGATTTACAGGGGCTGATGATCCCGACGCGGCAGCTCCATTCTCTTTGCACCTGGTGCATCCGTGGCAAATACCGTTCAGGAGATGGCTGCGATTACGCTGGTACCAACTATTTCGATAAACATGGTAACCCGGTTAGCGACCCCTCGCTCGATGTGTGCAATGGCACGCTTAACACCGGTTGCAAACTTCGCTTCGGTGCAAACAACGAATTGCCGTTCGGCGGCTTCCCAGGCACTTCCCTGATTAAGAGCTGACTATGCGCGATAAAACCCAGCAGGCTATTTTCGAACATGCCCGGCAGTGTTATCCGCGTGAATGCTGTGGCGTGGTGGCGCAGAAAAGCCGGGTTGAACGTTATTTCCCCTGTGCGAATCTGGCCGCTAATCCAACGGAAGACTTTCACCTCGACCCCGCTGGTTATGCTGACGCTGAGGACTGGGGGACGGTTATTTCCATCGTTCACAGTCACCCCGATGCAACGACGCAGCCCAGCGAACTGGATAAGGCGCAGTGCGACGCAACAGAATTACCCTGGCACATTGTGAGCTGGCCGGAGGGTGATTTTAGAACCATCCAGCCGCGGGGCGAATTGCCGTTACTCGAACGTCCGTTCGTGCTTGGGCACACCGATTGCTGGGGGCTGGTGATGAGCTATTACCGGCAAACGTACGGCATTGAACTGACCGATTACCGCGTGGATTATCCGTGGTGGGAAGATAACTACCCGGATAATTTCTATCAGAACTGCTGGTATGAGTGCGGATTTCGCGAATTTAGCGGACCAGCGATGCCCGGCGACATGGTGATCATGCAAGTTCAGTCCAAAAAGTGGAATCACGCGGGGATCTTGATGGAAGGTAACATGCTAATGCACCACATGTACGGCATGCTCAGTAACCGAGTGCCTTACGGTGGTTACTGGCAGGAACGGACAATGAAAATTGTCAGGCACAAAGATCTGATATAGCCGCGTTGCCTTGCTGAGTGGTGCTGCTATCATTCTTCCAATAACTCAGAGGGATGATGATGAAAAAACTACTCATATCAGTACTGGCGCTCGGGCTGGCAGGATGTTCAACGACTCCGACCCCAAGTGATTCAGCCAAGCCCGTCCCACATGACCGTATCTTATGGAAATCGCAGGGTGACGCAAAACTCACAATTACTCGTGATAAGGGATGGTTTGCAGGTGGTGGCTGTTTTGTAACTATCACTGTTGACGGTGACCCAGTGGCACGAATAGATACTGGAGAAACTGTAACCATCAACGTTAAATCTGGCCGCCACATCCTCGCAATAACCGGCGATAAGGACGGAAAAGGATTATGTGGATTCCAAATTGGGCAGCCAATAAAAGAGAACGCTACTGATATTAAATCTAATGAGATTCAAAAATATCGAATCACTGGTGACACCAGTTCTGGATTAGATTTAAGACCAACAACTATCTGAAAGAAGCCGCGAAAGCGGCTTTTTTAATGGGGTAAATATGCAAGAAATTATGACTCGAATTGAACTTGCTGGGTCCCTTGGGAAAACGTTTGGCAAAGTTCATCACCGTCTAATTAGAATAGTTGGAGAAACTGGAAGAGCACTAAGTTGTACAATCGATGGATTCGGCAGATATATGAATAACAGCAAAAGAAGAGGCATTACTTATGCTGTTTTTAAAGGAAAAAGAAATCTCGCGGAAGATGATCTTGGCTTTCCTGTTACTGGCGACGTTATAAGAATCGTGCCTGTCATTATTGGCAGTAAACGTGCTGGTCTACTTCAAACAATTCTCGGAGCCGTTTTAATTGTTGCTGGTTATGCTTTATCAGGTTTTACAGGCGGCGCGAGTTTGGCCCTAGTTGCTCCCGGTGTTGCACTTGCCGCCGGAGGTGTAATCCAGATGCTATCCCCACAGACCGCCGGACTCGCCAGCAAACAAGATGCCGATAACCAGGCTTCCTATGCTTTCGGTGGTGTCACGAATACGGCCGCTCAGGGATATCCTGTTCCGCTCCTTTACGGGAAACGCCGGATCGGCGGCGCGATTATTTCCGCCGGTATTTATGTAGAAGACCAGCAATAACCTCATCACATCATCCTTTCTTCTAAGGTCGCCGCGGCGGCCTTTTTTTATGGGCGCAATATGGCAACCGCAACCAAAATAAAAGGCCGCAAGGGCGGTAGTTCTTCATCACGCACGCCTGTAGAACAGCCAGATGACCTTCAGTCTATCGCGAAAGCAAAACTGCTCATTGCTCTGGGGGAAGGGGAATTCGGCGGCGGCCTGACAGGCCAATCCATTTTTTTGGACGGAACGCCGCTTCTGAACAGTGACGGTTCGAGCAATTTCAGCGGGGTGGCTTGGGAGTTCCGCGCAGGAACGCAGGCGCAATCTTATATTCAGGGATTGCCGGGGACCGAAAACGAAATCAGTGTCGGTACCGAGGTTAAAAGCACAGTCGCCTGGACGCACACTTTCACAAATACCCAGCTTTCCGCTATTCGCCTGAGGCTGAAATGGCCGTCACTCTTCAAACAAGAAGATGATGGGGATTTGGTTGGGTACTCGATTAATTACAGCATTGAAATGCAGACCGACGGCGGCGCCTTTCAGACGGTAATCAACACAGCGGTTACCGGTAAAACCACATCTGGATATGAGCGCAGCCACCGTATTGATTTACCGCAGGCTGGTTCAACGTGGACTATTCGCCTGCGTAAAATTACCACTGATGCTAACAGCGCCAAAATTGGCGACGCAATGACGATCCAGAGTTACACAGAAGTCATTGACGCCAAACTGCGTTATCCGAACACAGCGCTGCTGTACATCGAATTTGATTCCAGCCAGTTCAACGGTTCTATCCCGCAGATTTCATGCGAACCGCAGGGGCGCATCATTCGCGTACCTGATAACTATGACCCGATAACGCGTACGTACAGCGGGACATGGGCGGGGGCTTTTAAATGGGCATGGTCAGATAACCCGGCGTGGATTTTCTATGATGTGGTGGTGACGGATCGCTTTGGTCTGGGTAACCGGCTCACCGTGGCTAACATCGATAAATGGGAGCTGTACCAGGTCTCGCAGTATTGTGATCAGCTGGTTCCTGACGGGAAGGGCGGCAGCGGCACAGAGCCGCGTTATGTCTGCAATGTTTACGTGCAAAGCAGGAATGATGCCTATACGGTTCTTCGGGATTTCGCGGCCATCTTTCGTGGCATGACCTACTGGGGCGGAAATCAGATCGTTGCCCTGGCAGACATGCCCCGCGACATCGATTACAGCTACACCCGTGCAAACGTCATCGATGGTCAGTTCAGTTACTCGAGCAGCACCACCAAGACACGGTATACGACGGCTCTGGTGTCATGGTCTGATCCGGACAATGCCTACGCTGACGCAATGGAACCTGTCTTTGAACAGGATCTGGTTACGCGCTACGGCTTCAATCAGTTAGAGCTGACGGCGATCGGCTGTACCCGCCAGTCAGAGGCAAACAGGAAAGGACGCTGGGGTATTCTGACCAATAATAAGGACCGCGTGATTACTTTCTCGGTCGGTCTGGATGGCATGATCCCACAGCCGGGTTACATCATTGCGGTTGCCGATGAAATGCTTTCTGGAAAAGTGACCGGTGGCCGCATAAGTTCGGTGAACGGTCGTGCCATCACCTTGGACCGTATTCCTGATGCCGCAGCCGGTGGTCGGCTGATTTTAAACCTTCCATCCGGTGCAGCTCAGTCACGCACGATTCAGTCAGTATCCGGGAAGATTGTCACAGTGACGGCTGCCTATGGCGAAACGCCAGAAGCTGAAAGCGTCTGGGTTGTAGAGTCTGACGAGCTGTATGCGCAGCAGTATCGCGTTCTAAGCGTCGCGGATAACAACGACAACACCTTCACCATTTCCGCGGCGTATCACGATCCCGATAAATATGCGCGCATTGATACCGGCGCTATTATCGATGAACGCCCGATCAGTGTTATCCCCCCTGGCAGCCAGACGGCCCCTGACAATATTCAGATCGACTCCTATTCGGTGGTCAATCAGGGGATCAGCGTTCAAACCATGCGGGCCACGTGGGACACGACGGCGAACGCCATCGCCTATGAGGCACAATGGCGCCGTAATGATGGCAACTGGGTAAACGTCCCCCGCAGCTCTACCACGTCGTTTGAGGTGCCCGGCATTTATGCAGGCCGCTACCTTGTCCGCGTACGGGCTATCAATGCGGCGGAGATATCCAGCGGCTGGGGATATTCAGTCGAAGTAACTCTGACGGGAAAGGAAGGTAATCCGCCGAAGCCGGTTGGTTTCGCGGCCACAGGCATCAACTGGGGAATTCAGTTGAACTGGGGCTTCCCGGAAAACACTTCAGACACGCTGAAAACAGAGATTCAGTACACGCCAAATTCCGACCAGTCAAACCCCTTGCTGCTGTCTGACGTGCCATATCCGCAGGCCGTTTACACGCAACTTGGGCTGAAAGCAGGCCAGATTTTCTGGTACCGCGCGCAGCTGGTGGATAAGACCGGTAACGAGTCAGGTTACACGGACTGGGTCAGAGGGATGGCGAACGATAATGCCGATGATTATCTGGGTGATATTGCCGATGACTTCCTGAATTCTGCCGACGGTGACCGACTGACGAGTGATATTGAAACCAACATTGATGCCATTCTGCAAAATGCTTTGAACCTCAATGCAACCGTGGATCACCAGTTCGCACAAAACGGTGAGGTACGCGCTGATATTCTGACGGTAAAAACTACTGTCGCTGAGGTTGATCAGGCGATGGCTGATTTGACAACTCAGGTGCAGGCACAAATCGGTGACGTGACGGCTGCGCTTGAGGATAAACTGACGGCCGTCGTGGATGCTGATGGTGCTTCTGCAATTTATACGCTGAAGACAGGCGTGCGGATTGGCGGCGTAATGTATAACGCAGGCATGTCCATTGCTGTGCTGGCGCAATCCGGCCAGCCGCCGGTCACTCGGGTTGGTTTTAACGCGAATCAGTTTGTGCTGATGTCAGGTTCTGGCGATACGCAATATTCACCGTTTGCCGTAATTAATGGACAGGTGTTTATCAGTAGCGCCTTTATTTCTGACGGCACGATTACCAACGCTAAAATCGGCGATTTTATTCAATCTAATAACTACGTGGCAAATACGGCTGGTTGGCAGTTGAATAAGTCGGGAACTTTTTACATTAACGGTTCTTCGGGTACTGGCAGAATGGTAATAACCAATACGCTGATTCAGATTTTTGATGCAAACAATGTGCTCCGTGTTCGTATGGGCCTCTGGTAAGGAGTGATTAATGGCACAGGGCGTACAGTGTTGGGATGCTGCTGGTAATTTAGTCGCTGATATTGGTGATTATAATTGCCGGTTGTTAGGCTCAGTAAATATTACATCCCCCACAGCAGCAAACCCAGTTATCACTACGGCTGTTTCAGGAATGACGGGGGCAGGAAGCTTTGCTGTTATTGTCGCGACATCAAATGCGGCATATGGCGCAAACCTTTATGCATGCCGGGCTGTTGACGGGGGATTCAATACTTATTTACTCACAACCTCATTATCTGTTGCAGTCACACTCACTGTTTATTTGTACGGGTTTATATGAGCGGATTCCAAACGTATAACACTGCTGGCGCTTTAGTAGTAAGCTCTGATTACACCGGAACATATCTTCGTGACAGCAAGGTTTACGCTGCTATTACCGATGCGGGATTTTATAACATCAGCACGCCGATCGGGAATGGGACCGATATGGGTTACGTCAGCGCACCATATCCGGCAGACGGCAACCTGCTGTGGTTTAAGTTTAATAATGGCGCAAAAATGATGTTCAATGGCGGCCAGCCATATGGCACGGCAAATGCAGGTACTATGGTGCGCACTGGCGTGGATGTTGCCACGACCAGTGGCTATCTTGATGTGTTTAATGCAGCAGGCGCGCTGGTCTGGTCTGCTGTTACTGCGGCAAAGATACCGAGGATACTCGGATTTTTTGATATACCGGCAGGCTATGATCTGGATAACTCGGTGTACTCTCAGAATATCGGAACCGGGACTTATCTTCTCGCAAGCGCCGCCCCTTCTAATCTTGGTGGCGACGGCGGTACCTCTGGATATTCAGGGCTTATGTTTTCATTTTCAGGTGGAGTGCTCAACGCGTTCTGGCCCCGGCAAAACCAAAGGACATGGGCCGCCACCATGAAGAATTATGGGATGAGGATCCCATACGCCATAATTCCCAACCTTTAATAAATAATTATTGTCGAAAAGATCGCTTTTACGATTTGAATTATTTTTCTGGTGGTTTTTATATATGGGAAAAAGGAAACCCCATGAAAGCCATACTCATTATTTTATTCGTGTTGATCGTCTCTGGATGCAGTACAGGACCAAATAAAGTTACGTACCCGTTACGTGCTAGTGAATTGCGTGTTTCTGGAACGGTGAGTGTTCTTTATGACATTAATGAAGAAGGCAGGACTGCAAATATCAGAATTTTAAACTCTGAACCAAAGAACTATTTCGAAAAATCAATAAAGCAAGATATATCAAAGTGGCATTTTGCTAAAAATGAACCTCGAAAAGATGTTCGTTTAGATGTCGAATATCGTTTGGACTAAACAACACAATGCACAGAAACCCGCTCCGGCGGGTTTTTTTATGCCCGGAGAAAAGCATGTCAGCAGGCACAATCGCATTAACTAACAATTCAGCAAATGTGACCGGTACCGGAACAACATTCACCACCGATTTGAAAGCGAATGATTTTATCGTCGTTATTGTTGGCGGAGTGACCTATACGCTGGGGGTTAAAGCAACAACATCCGCAACAGCCTTAACATTAATCACGCCATATGGCGGCCCGACGGCAACCGGAAATGCTTGGACAGCGGTTCCGAATGCAACACTCGTTGGGATCACTGCACAGGTTGCCGCTGACGTTGCAAAAGCTATCCGCGGGCTCAATCTCGACAAAGCTAATTGGCAGCAGGTATTCAGCGGAACGGGGACAATCACAGTAACCCTGCCTGACGGCTCAACTTATACAGGGCCCGCATGGAGCAGCATCACGACCTCATTAGCCGGAAAGGCAGATACAGCGACTGTAAATAACAAGGCAGCGAAAGGTTCTAACAGTGATATTACGTCACTCACAGGGTTGACGACTGCATTGTCTATTTCCCAAGGGGGTACTGGAGCGACTACTGCTGCAGCTGCCCGTACCGCGCTTGGTGCAGCGCCTCTGGCCTCACCTCAGTTACAGGGCAACGTAGGGGTAACAGGGAACCTTGTGGTCAATGCGGGAATTACCGCAGGGCCTGCCGGTTTCTATACTCAAGGTGTCAATAACCCTTCCGTACAGGGTACGTACATGGGGTGGAACGGTACGGGAGTTGTAGGTGGTACTGACATTATCAACAACCAAGGGGGTGGTAGCGGCGGGTTTCGCTTCCGAGTTGTCAATGCATCAAACTCCAGCGTAATTACCGATTTTACTATGTTGCCCTCTGGGGTCGGGCAATCGAACGGCGGGTGGACAGCCACGTCAGACGAACGCGTTAAGCACCACATGCAGGATATCGACCCTGAAGAAGCCCTTGCTGCGCTAGCCTCATGGCGTACATGTTCATGGGATTACTACGACGTCCCGCGCACGTTCGACGAGGCCGGTAACGTAACGGCTACGGTCAAAGGTGCTAAAGGCTTTGGATTCATTGCGCAGGACGTGCAAAAAGATTGCCCTGAAGCGGTGACGGTAACGGATAATCCGCAGCTTTACGTGGACGAGGATGGGGTGCTATTCGCTAACGAAGATACCCTGTCATTGAATACGCTGGGGGTGTCTGCTGCGTATTCAGGCGCAGCGATAAAGGCTTTAAAGAAGCGCAACGAAGATCAGGCAGAACTTATCTCAGCTTTGCTGGAGCGTTTGGAAGCGGTCGAAACAAAGCTCGGGATCAAGAGTGAGCCTGCATCATAACTTTCTTTCCTTGCTGATCAGCACTCTAAGATTTTTCTCCAGAATCGTTCTTCACATGAATAAAACTTCGAGCTTATACTGTATGCATATACAGTTGACTGGTGGGGATTTATGCCAAGACGATACGAAATTGATGCTGCATTTAAGCAGGCAATCAAGATAAGCGAGAAGGGGCGGCGGACCGTTACGACTGAGGATTTTGTCGCGGCCCTGGCGAAGAGAAACTGGCACTGGGGGTTGCGTGAAGCGAACCACTGGATCGAAATCAACGTCAATACGTTTCATGACGTGTCGGAAGTAGAAGGTGAGGCCAGGACGTTCGCTCTCTACAACCCTAACGGAGGGCGTTGATATGGGATTTCCATCACCTGCTGGCGACTACATTGAAAAAAGTGTTACGCCTAACGAAGCCTGCAAATGGTTCAGCCGCCCTGGTCAATATCTGATGCGCGCTGGGGATACCAGCTGGCGTGCCGGTATTAAAAAAGATGCGATCCTGGTGGTTAACGCAGCTCGCAAGCCTCAGGAAGGTAGTATCGTGATTGCTACTATTTGCGGTTAGTTCTGCATGAAGCGCATGAGGTTTTACCCAACGCTGTCATTGCAGTCGCTGGATCAGCCAGACATGGAAACACTGATCGAAGGTGGCGATCTTGAAGGGGAGGAAACGATAATTGTCGGTGTAGTCACCCACATCATCAATGATGCAACGACGGATGAATTTGATGATATCCCGTGCATTTAA